GAGTCATTAAGAATACTACAATCTCCTACAGCTACTGTTAGACCTATAACAAAAGGAGCTGAATTAATATCACAAGTATTTAACGAAATACAATATTTTTTAGGCAGTCCTTTTGTAGACGAAGGCGCAATATTTTATCAAAGAAGAAGCGGTAGATTTAAGAAAGGAGACCGTAAAATAACAAAAGATTTTCAAGATTTACTACCAATATTTAGAGGCTTACAAAAAACATTCAGTCCAGAAGAAGCTTATAAATGGTTCACTACATTAAACTAATATTTACATTTGTATTTATTGTAGCTTGCGGAAAAGAGGTTGATGATTTAGGATTTAGAACTTATGTTATACCAGCTGGTAAGCATAGTTCTGGTAACTTTATTAATCATCCAGATAATTCCAAGCTAGTATTTGATTTTATACTAGACGAGTCTGCAGAATATTATACAGAAGTACCAGAAAACCAGCATGATGTAAACAAGATCTATGGTATGAGTGACTTTGGTGTAAGGCATCAAAAGTACTCTATACGCCTTGGATGGCGTTATATAGATAATAAAATAGAACTGTGCTGGTTAAGACATGAAGAAGGCAGGCATAGCTCTGCTACAATAAGGACTATAGAACCTAATACAGTCTATAATGCTGCAATAGACATCAAAACATTTTATTATGTTATAGTTATAGATGGAGATACTACAATGGTTAGGCGCAGGCCAGAAGGTTACTGGGGACTAATTAGAAGGTATTATTTATACCCATACTTTGGTGGTAATGAGTATGCACCACATGACATTACTATTAAAATAAGGGAATAACTAAGGGGCTGCAAAAAGGGGGCAACGCCCCTTTTTCTACATACTCATTTTTAACAAAAGTAAATAACCTATAAGGTCATCAACAGTATCCTCAGTCTGGTCATTTATACCTTTATTTTTTATACGCATAATTTTATCATCAATACGAGCACATAAAGCCTCTGTTGCATCAAGCCTGCTAAAAATCTGTACAGGATCTAACGCAGTGTTACCATAAGCTTTGTTTTTACTCTTTAATAATGCTACAACCTCACTAGATACTTTGTCTAGTTTGTCTGCAAAATAATCATAGGTTCCGTTGTCTCCAATTGGGTAATTAGGGTCTTCCGCATTAAGAATAGCTTGATTATCTTCTTCGTCAAGTTGTTCTTTCGTACTTGTTTCTACCCAAGAAGGTATTGTGCATTGTACTAAAGGTTCTACATTACTAGGACTAGTATAGAAACAAAGATCATTAGACTCTTCAGCGCATAGCTTAACTTCTGTCTTTTTAATCTCCGTAACTATATACCTATTCCCAATAACTCCTCGATGATGGTATTGATCATGTTTTCTTAATATTACAATATCATTTATATTCATAGTAGTTTTTTTAGTTTATAAATTTCAGGATCATATGTTTCTGCTTCTATATCTATTATACTTAAGAGCTCTGACTCTTTTGGCAAGTCTGCATTAAGCCGTTTCTCTAACAACTCTCTACGTTTATCACTCTTAAATATAATCTGACCCACTTCGTCATTAATATCAGCATTGTGAAAATCTAAAATGTCTAGCTTGTATTCTCTGGTAAACTTAGAGTACTTACCTAACATAAACGCCCTGTATTCTCTTTTAAATCCTTTAGGAATGTCAAAAACAAACATTACATAGTTAGGACTAGGATCATACCTACGTTTAAAATATTTAACTTCTTTTAGTATTTTCTCAAATTTAATATATCTTGTATCAGCAGACCATCTAAATAGTAATGCTATACAGTTTTTGTCTTCTGGTGTAGCTATAAAACAATTTACAAAGAAAGTACTCCAGAAATATAATTTTCTAGTACCAGGTAACATAGGCATTACAAAAGTTGTAGCTTTTGTTCTTTTTGCTATTGATATATCATACACTGGTTTTAAAAGAGGGTTACCAACTTGCTCTATAATATTTATCTTATATCTTGTCTTCTTAATAGGAACTGTTAGACCTACTGTTATATTAAGATCATTTGGACCTTCTAGAGCTACAATAACTCCATTCTCTTTTATAGGTTTTAGACATTCTGTATTGCCTGTAATTCTAAATGTCAAAGCATTTACCGGTGTGTATATTAAATTGTCACATTGTACTACCATAATTCTTCTTGGTTTGAAAATTCTACTTCATGTGTTACAAGATCTGGTAACTCTATACCGGTCTCTCTTAGCACATCTTCTTTACTTTTTAGTATGTAAATTAACTTAAAGGTTTCTGTAAATCTATGAATTCCTTCTGAGTTTCCAAACTTTTCTATATATTTATTTAACACAAAAGTTGGCATATCAGAGGGATGTATATCTTTTAACCACCCATCAGCTGTCTTTGGACCTACCTTTGGTATACCCATAATACCATCTGTAGAGTCACCCATTAACACCTGTTTCCATAAGAATCTTAGCGCATCATTTTCATCTACCTCAACAAACTCACCCTTACCATAATTATAATTATGTACTTTGTTTTGATATAACACATCCTTGTCAGGACTACATATAATAGTCTTTAGAGGATCATGATACACTGATACTAAATCATCTGCTTCTAGCTCTGGTACGTATGTAAACTTCCATTGCTGTTGTAGATACTCTTTCAATGCAGGAAATATAATTGGTAAATCATCTCGTTTTCTATTGTATTTATATGGTCTGGTAGTTGCTACGTTGTATCTAAAGCATTTACCCTTGGTTAGAAAACCGGCATAATGTTTACACCCAGTTATATTTAGCATTTGATTAATTCTCATGTCAATACCAGCTAGTGCTTCTTCTAAGGTATTCTTTTTCATCTCATAATAGATTAGACTATCGCCGTCTATTAGAGCTATCTTATCTTCTCTTTTCATATTTTAAGTTTTAAATGGATTCTGGGGGCCCTCATTAGGTGCGACCTAACTCTTTGACCCCCTTCATCCTACCAATTAAACACTAGCTACAGAGCGTTTAGCTCAGCAACTTCCTTGTCACTTTGAGCTTTTTTATCAGCTCGCTCTTGTACAGCCTTAGACCTCATCTCATCCCACTCAGCATCTGTCATAGCTGCATAGCTAGAACTATGGTAAATAGAACCATTGACGCCTACTAGAGATGAATGAACAAAGTATTGCTTACATCTAATAGCGCCGTCTACATCACAAGGCACAGCACCAATATGCATTGGGTCTACGAATATGTTATGTATCTCACCGCTGTAGAAAGCAATATACTTAAGGCCGCCAACGTGAAGCCCTTTAACGCATGATACTGTATCATTAACGTTAACTTGGCTCCAGTCAGCTAGTCTGTGGGTACAACCCACTTTGATAAAGTGTTGTGGACTACCATAACCATTTGGGCCCTCACAGAAGAATGCATCCCCACTGTTACCCATAACCGCGGGTTCAAATAGTCTATCTTCTACGTGTTCTGGTAATCCATCTCCCTCTATCTCACCGGTATCAACGTTGAACGTTCTTTTATAACGACTCTCTTGTTCACCGGTTTCTGGATTAAACTTATGCAGCACTTCTTTAGAGACCTTGTAACCATTTAACAATCCCTCATGGGTGATCTTCATTTGGTACATCGTTGCTCTTTTCTCGGCTGCTTCTTCGCTTAACCCGTGGTTTTCCATAAGATCCTCTTTATGTTTAGGATGCACATATTGCATATTAACAAAGTTAAAGAATCTATTACAGAAATCTTCTCCATGACCTTGCTTCATCTTTCTCCACAAGATTGGATTTCTCAACCAACGTGTCCACATCTTTACCAAAGGCATAAAGTCTATCTCTTTGTCTAGAGACTCAAAGATTCTATCTACAAGCGCTTGTGGCATAGGTATACTAGATACTACACCATTGTGCTTAAGAAAGAACTCACCTGTACCTTTGTTTATATGTATGTAAGGACATTTAGTTTCGATTGTTTTTGTGTAATCTACAACAGTTAGCTTTGCAAAAGCTTCTAGTATATCATTATACTGCTCTATTGTAGTTACATTGTTTGCCTGATTTGCTAGGCCTTGCATTTCATCATACAGCTCTTTGCTGTAATCCACTGTGAATGGATGCTCTCCATAATTACCACAGATTTTGTTTTCTATAACATTAATTGTAATCATATTTATATATTTAATTGGTTAAAAAATGTACCTTATAGTATTCCAAGGCACTTTGCTTTCATGTATCTGTCTAAACTGTTTAATATATTTAGACTTCTCTCCAAGTTTATAGCGCACATTCTCGCCACCATACTGTGATTTTTTTACTTCTTGCTTAGTAAGAACCCATAGATCTACTTCTGTCTCTGGATGTCTATCTAAGTTTACAGTATGCTTTTTAAAGTTGTGTGTCAAAAATATACACTCTGCTAAAACTTGATCTTTGTAACTAACATAGTCATTCATCATATCAAATATATACTCATAGTCTTGTAACCAACCATCGTATACAATAATAGGACTATAGTTTACATGCACATCATAACCGGCTTCTATAAATGCATCGATAGCTTTTATTCTATCAATGATCTTAGATGTACCACGTTCATGTAAATCTGACTTATGTTGTGGCATTAGACTAAATCTAATACGTATTTTACCTTTAGGGTCAAAGTTTATTAACTCTGGGTTTACAAACTTAGTTGCAAAACTACCCATAGCTACAGGATGATCTCTAAAGAACTCGAATATTCTTTGCCAATCATGATATTTAGCATGCAACGCAAAATCTTCGTTACAGCTAATATCATAAGTGGTGTATTCTGCATGGGTCTGATTAGGTTTATCTACTGGTGTAAAGTATGCATGATTATTAATCTCTGTTAATATATCACCGGTGTTTACAGCAATAGACAAACCTTTATCTTTATGGCGCTTCATATAACAGTAAGAACAATTATATAAACAGCCATACCCAAAACTAGGAGATATAAAATCCGTAGATCTACCCGAAGGTCTTATCTTAAACGTCTTTCTTACATCCTTAGTTATTAGTTTTCCCATATTTCTCTAGATTTAGCTCTTAGATAAACTCTGACTTCTTTCTCGAGTGCAGGAGACATATCACATTCTCTGTTCTCAAGACATCCTAGTTCATCTAGTAGCGGTTTAACTTCTTCTGCAAATTCTACAATATTATTATACTTAGCTAATATAGTCAAATCTGCGGCTTTAGCCTCACCAATATCTGATAAAACAAACAGTTCTTTAGACTTTTCTTGTACCAAATCTGGATCATCACACTGTTGTATAAACTGTTGAAACTCAAACAGTTTGTCCATGTGTTTAATTAGATCTGGTGCCATATCACGAGCTGTTCTGTACTCCCATGTAGAGAAATTATCATTACGTAAGTCTAGCAGCTCACAATAGTCTTTTTGTAGCTCAGGATGTATACATCCAAGACCTTGCATAAATTTAAATAGGTTTATCTTTTCTAGTTTATGCGCAGTGTAATATTTAACAAGTGAATTATCCATAGTATATCCGTTTTTATCTGTTAGTTGTAAAAATAGTTCGTCGATGTGTTTGACATTAGGGTTTTGTGTAATAAACTTAACCTTGTTTTGACTAACACGTATAAGTTGAGGCGTATCCCATCCTTGTTTAGGATCAGCAGCCCAGTCATTATACTCGCCTTTCTTGTCCCATTTCATAAATCTAACAGGAGGATGTTCATACCAAAATATAGGATAAGCAGTAGCTTCTCTTTGATTACCATTATCATGCCATCCAGCTTCTGGATAAACTTCTTTGAAATGTGGTGCAGTATTTTTTAGTAATAATGCAGCAATTCTCATTTTACCCTCATCTTCTTTAGTACAATAATAGATACGATTAGAACTAGCCATAAGATCTTTTGCTTTAGGCTCTATCTTCTCTAGTGTAAGTCTATCATCTTTACGAGTATCCCATCTAAGAGTATATGCAACCATTCTTTTCTCTATCTCACGACGCTCTGCAGCTGTTAGATTAGAATATTTAGACTTTTCTAGCTCTTGTTCTTCTATTTCTTTACAGTCTGCAATAAACTCATCAGGAACTACAACACTATCATAGTCTTTGTACCACTCTGATTGTTTAATAAAGTTAAATACAGCTGTACGTTTAGCAAGAACTCTATTCTTCTCTTTTATAACAAAAGATTTATCTGTAGCTTTTATCAGGTCCTCTTTAAAATATTCATCTAGATCTACTCTACTAAATGTTACAACACTGTTAAGAGAATAGCTATCCTCTGTGTCTTTTTTCATAAGATACATATCTTTGTACTTACTAAACTGCTCTTTTCTAAAGTATAAATGTTTAGCATCAAGACCGTGCCACTCTTTGACAGGCTCTCTATCTATCTTACCATTTAGTCTTAGAGGTTTCATTAGTTTAAAACCTTCAAACAATTTAGTAGCTGGTCCATACATAATTCTAGGATCAGGACCAAACTTAGGTTTAATCAGGTCTTTATTAATAATACGAGCAATTTTATTTAGAACTTTATTATCAGAGCTGTCACCTGAAATAATAGATCTACACTTATCAATCCACTTAAGAAAATCTGTCTCCTTAAGCTGTTCTTGAACCATGTCACTAGCTTCTTTTGCAGCTGCTTGAATTACACTCTTGATATAATTCTTAGTTGCTTCGTTCCATATAACTTTCTCACGAGATGGAGTAACATCTACACCCTCTTGTAATACAGTCTCTGTGCCATCTTCATTAGTGATCACCTGTCTAGCAGGACACTTGAAGGCAATAGAACCATACATTTGCTGCATCTCTAGCTCTTTGAAGTCAATATAGCCATAGTTAATACCTGTGCTAGCATTCTTATCTTTTACAAGAACAATATGCGGCTTACTAAAATAATAACTATCTGCAACTATAAGATTCTCAGAGTTATGTAGCACCTCAGCTTTGAAATGCATTTCTCTAGACTCACCATCCTCATACTTAATATTAAAATTAACGTTATCAAAATACAACAGCTGCTCTTCTACCGCATCTCTAAACTTACTACGGTTGTGTTTCTTTACACCAAAAGATATTGTAGTTTGATTTACCTCATTAGAATGTTCATAGTATACCTTGGTACCATCACTAAACGTTATGAATTTATTCTGCATACCTGTCTTTACATTAAATGCTGGTATAATAAAATCAGTTTTGTAGTTGTAACAGTTACATTTAAAACGCATACCATTGTATATAGTCTCTATAGTATAGAAATCTACACCGGTTGATAATGCAGCTTTTGCGCCAAGACCAAAGGCACCAAAATTTTCACTGGTATTTCTTTTCGTAGAATAACCCAGTTCCAATATACCTTCTAAACGTCTTGCTCCTATACCTACACCATAGTCAGTAACTTTAAATACATCACAATAACCTACTCCTCCATTTTGTTCATATACTAAATCTATATGATTAGCTTCAGTGTTTAGGTATCCAATGCTATAATAATCTTTATCAAAGTTACTATCTTCATACTGATCGCCGTGGCGTTCAATATAATAGTCTTCAACTTTCTTTTTACCACCTAATATTTCTATTGCTATTTCTTTCTCACGTTGAGAGTCACATGCATTAGTAACAAGTTCTCTAATAGTAGACTGAATTGGCATAGAATATTGAGTAGATTGAAGAATGTCAAAGACCATCTTCTCAGCGCCCTTATTAATTTTCTTTGCAATGCCGGCGCTGCCTTGCATTGGTTTATCAAT